GTATGCTTGGTCACCAAGTGAGGCCTTTCAGATTATCTCTAATAATGTATTTCCTACAGAAGACTTAAGAAGACAGCTAGGCTTATGCATGACTAAAGATGAGTATAAAGGTATCTGTGGTAAGATGACTTATGATAGTAATGGTAATCCAGAGTTTGTACCAGATTTGTCTCTCAGACCTTTAGAGTATAGAGATAAGACTATGGATAAGAGTGGTTGTATACAGATATGGGAAAAACCTACTCCAGGAGTTTCGTACAACTTATATACTGGAGGCTTAGATCCATATGCTACTGATGAGGCTAATTACTCAGACTCACTTGGTTCATTATTTATCTTTAAGAGATATGCTCTTGGTGAGCAAACTCATGATCTTCCAGTAGCTGAGTATACAGGTAGACCACAGAACTTTAAAGAGTTTTATGATCAATGTATCCTCTTAATAGAGTACTATAATGCAAGCTGTCTATATGAAAATAACATCAACAATTTCAAAACTCACTGTGAGAATAAACATAAGTTGCATTTATTATCCAGAACTCCAAGTGTGGTCAAAGCTGCTTCTAACCAACACACAAATACCTATGGTATCAGAGTTGTCGGCAATTCATATTCCTCTGTTAAAAATGAACTTATCACTTATGTAAATAACTGGTTAAGAGAGGAGTATGAAGATGGTAAGAGTAATGTTTATAAGATTAAGAGTATAGGCTTACTACAAGAACTTATCACTTATAATAGTAGAGGTAACTTTGATAGATTTATATCCTTCTCTCTAGCACTTATTAGAAGTGTAGAACTAACTAAAATACAACCTGCTTTTAAAGACTCGTATAAGAGGAATGGTAGGGATTTCTTCTCATCCAAATTATTTAGTAACTTATGATTCCACCTCTTCCTGAACAGAGAGTTCCTCAGGGAACTAAAGATAGCTTAGATTGGCAAAAGAAATGTATTATTGCCCTTGTAGGTAGAGCTTACTCTAATCTATCAGGAAGCAGAACTTCTAGAGAAGCTAAACAAATTAATTATGACCTCTTTAATTCAATTGTTAATATTGAAGATTTTAGTTATGTTACTAAGCCTTATGGTGTTGATATACATGATAGTATTGGTAACCTTCCTGCTAACTTTCAAGATTATAATATTGTGCGTAGCTCAGTTTTACAGCTTGTTGGTGAGGAACTTAAAAGACCTTTTACATACAAAGTGGTTTCTACTGGAGGAGAGGGTTATAATCAATACCTTGATGAGAAGAAGGAAGCACTAGAATACTCTTATATGGCTATGCTTAAGAATGCTCTTGGAGAGAAAACTGAGGCAGAGACACCACAAGAAGTAGAAAATTACTTTACAAACTCTTATACTAATAATGCAGAAATTACTGCTAATAAAATTCTTACTCATCTTGAGAAATCCTTAAAGCTTAAAAATCACTTTGTCAGAGGTTTTCAGAATGCACTTACTTGTGCAGAGGAAGTATATTATGCAGGTATCTTTAATAATGAACCTACCTTAATTCCTTGGAACCCAATACACTTTGAATGTGATAAGAATCAAGACTCACTCTTTATTGAGGACTGTGATTGGGCAGTAGGTAGAATGTGGTTAGATAGAGGACAAATACTAGATTGGTTTGGAGATAGATTAACAGATAAGGATAAAGAGAACTTAAGGTCTGCTGAGATCTTTAATGCTACTGCTTCTTATGGACAATCTCCAGAAGTTATTACAACAACATATCCACATTACAACTATACTGGTACCAAAATTCTTATGCAGCTTACTACTTGGAAAAGTGAGAAGAAGATTGGTACTGCAACTTACCTTGATAAAAATGGTCAAGAACAAAAGAAGACAGTTGATGAGAGTTTCAAGATACCTGCAGACTTAAAAGGAGAAATTAAAGTTGAATGGAACTGGATACCTAGAACATGGATTGGAGTACAAATTGGACCAACAATCTTCTTTGCTTATGAGAGCCCCTATCAGTTTAATACTGTAGATAATCCTTATAAGTGTAAACTTCCATTCATTGGTAGAATCTTTAATAACATTAATAGTAAGCCAACATCTCTTGTAGATCTTATTAAACCTTATCAATATCTATATAACATTATATGGTATAGATTGGAGTTAGAATTTGCTAAAGCTAAGGGTAAGAAGTTTGTAATGGATATTGCTCAAATACCAAAATCTAAAGGATGGAGTGTAGAGCAGTGGATGTATTACTTTGATACTCTGGGTATTGCATTTGTAAACTCAGCAGAAGAAGGTAGAGAGGGAGATCCAAGTTCTGTATCTAAATTTAATCAGTTTACTGGTATAGATATGAGTTTAAGTACTTCTATACAAGGTTACTTCTCAATGCTTAATAAGATAGAGGAAGCAGTAGAGAATATTACTGGTATCTCCAGACAGAGAAAGGGACAGATTAATAGTTCTGAGACAGTAGGAGGTGTAGAAAGATCTGTAGTACAGAGTAATGCCTTAACTGAGATATACTTTCATGAGCACTCTATGGTTAAAGAGAAAGTCTTAGAACATCTCTTAGAGATAGCTAAGATAGCTTATGCTAATAATGAACAAGGAAAACTTGTCTTTGATGAGTTTACTAGAACAGTACTTAATACTAAATCTCTCTTAAATACTGACTTTGGTTTATATGTATCTGATAGTATTAAAGATAATGCTGTCTTAGAACAACTTAAGGGGCTTGCTAAAGAAGGTATCTCCTCTGGTACTCTACAGTTCTCTAACTTTGTTACTTTATTAAAATCTAACTCAATCTCTGAAGTAGAGTCCTCTATTAAAGCATCTGAGGAGAGAAAGATGAAGATGCAGGAACAACAATCTGCTACTCAACAACAGCAAATTCAAAGTAATGAAACACTTGCTAGAGAGAAGATGGATAGAGATGATGCTCAGAGACAACTAGATAGAGAAGCTAGACTTAGAGAAGCTGAGATTAGAGCACTTGGTAATGTTGGTATGAGTAATCCTGATGTTAATCAGAACTCTATACCTGATGTAATGGAAGCTACTAAACTTTCCTTACAACAATCTAAGCAACAGTTTGAGCAAGTTGAGAAACAACAAAAAATGGAACTTGAGAAAACTAAGATGCAAACTCAACAAGAAATGCAGAATAGAGAAAACTCTCAACAGAATAGAGTTCATGCTGATAAGATGAGGTTAGAACAACAAAAACTTGCCCTTAAGAAAGAAGAGATAGCTGTTAAGAAGAAAGCTCTTAAGTACAAGCCTAAAAGTAAATAACGTATAAAATTAAAAACATAAAATATGCCTAATTCAGTAAAGAAAGAAGTAGAGAAAGTAGAAGTTAAAGTATCTGAGGTAGTAGAAACTCTTGCTCCTGTAGTAGAAGAAGTAACTCCTGTAGTAGAACCTGTAGAAGAAGTTAAGTTATCTCCCTCCTTTAATAAAGAAGAAGTTGTAGCTAAACTTGCAGAGTTAGCTTCTATATTTAGAACTATGTATGGGGAACAATTAAATCCTGTATTTGCAGAGATTCATAAGTCTCTCTCTAATGCACAATATAAGATTATGCAAAACCTTTAATAGACTATGAATAAGAAAGGTATTAAAAAATATCAAATAGGAATAGAATCACTAGCAGGAAGTGGTTTTAAAAGTGCCTTTTCAGGAGGAGGTTCTGGTATGGTTAATCCTGCAAATGCAGGACTTAAACAAATGACAACTACTTCCCCAAGTACTATTCCTACTGGATCTCTTCCTACTACTGGTAATATTTCACAAGTTGCTAATACACAAAAAGCTGCAGTAAAAGGACCATCTTTTGGAGATAAGGCAGGAGCTTTTATGGGAAACTATGGAGGTGCTATAAGTTCTCTTGGAACTAATATTGCTATGCTCATTAATGCTAATAAAAAACAAGATCCTACAGGAAGACCTTATAAGAAAGGTAGTAAACTAATTAAATACCAAGAAGGTACAGATAATGCTGTTGCAGGTCCTACTAGAAAAGAAGCTGCTGATCTTATGAGAAAATATAATGAAGCTAATAAGAATAATCCTAATATTATAGGTGCAATAGATGAAGAAGAGTTTAATGCAAGAGAACAACAGTTACAAGATTTAGGAGTATCAACACCTATTAGAAAAAGTACTCCTCCTAGTCTTATTCCTTCAAGACAAGTTTCTTTTAAACTTCCTCAACAAAGTTTACCAACTCCTAAACTTAATAAAGTAGCTATTGATAAACCTTCTAGGAGAGAAAGAAAAGCAGAGAATAAAAGACTTGAGACTTTAGCTAGAGCTCCTATTACTTATACTGAACCTGCATTTGTAGGACCAATTAATCAAGAACCTAAAAAAGGCACTCCTTTCTTAGATGATATAGTTAAGAAGTCTATGAGTAGTGAAGCATTTAAGAAAACAATGACTCCTAATAGAGCTGGTTTAGTATCTTTTAAACAAATGACTCCTGCTCAACAAAAACAATATAGAGCAGGTATAGCTTCTGGTAATAAATTTACTGTAGAAGGTATTGGTGAATATGCTGGTGCTAATAAATCACAAATATCTCAATCTGCTAGAATGGCTGCTAAAGGTAATAAACCTGATACTTATTATAAAGATGTTTATGAATCAAGAAAACCAACATTAGGTAAAAACTTTGGAACAACTAAAACTCCTTTTGTAGGGGCTAAAGGAACTGTTGTTACTTCTAAAAAAGAAGAAATAAAACCAAGAAATAATAAACAAGTTAATACTAATACTCAAGAAAGTTCTACTAATAAAACTACAGTATCTGAATTTAATTCAAAAGCTATTATGGCTAAGAAAAAAGAATTAGCAGATTTAAGATCTAATGTTCCAGGATTTGGACCATTTAGATCTTCTTCTAATTCTAAACTAGTAGGGGATATAGATAATATTAATAGACAATTATATAAAATATCTCAAAAACAATCTGCTTTTGAAAGAAATAAAACAAGAGGTTTAGGAGATGCGCAAGCATTAAAAGAAGCTAAAGCTAGAGAACTAGAGTTTAAAAATTTAACTAAAAATTTAAAATTTAAATAAAACTCTAATAAATAATATTAGAGAGTATAATAAACAACGTATAACAATTTAAAATTAGAACAACATGTTTGGAGACTTTGTAGAAGAAGAATTAGAAAACAAAAAACCTACAACTGAAGAGACAGATGTAGAGGAGGAAGAAACCTTTGATGAAGATTCTCAAGAAGAAGATTCTTATGAAGAGGAGAGTGGGGAAGAGATAAGTGATGAGGATAAAACTCCTTACCAGATTCTTATGGAGGATCTAGTAGAAAAAGGAGTTTTGTTTGCAGATGATGACAAGGAGTATGATGCTACTGAAAGTGGTATTGAAGAACTCCTTGAAGATACTGTAAATGCAAGAGTTAATTCTCTCTTTCAAGAGAATGAACAACTTGCAATGCTATATGATGTAGTACAGAATGGAGGTTCAATTCAAGATGTAATGCAGATATATGGTGAGGTAAATTACAGTGAATTAGATATGTCTGATGCAGGTACTCAAGAGCAAGTAGTAATTGATTACTATACTGCTAAAGGTATCTCAGAAGATAGGATAGCTCGCTTAATTGAGGGTTCTAAAGATGATGGGTCATTTGGTAATGAGGTACAAGAAGCATACTCTGCTCTTGTTAACTCACAAAAAGCTCAGATGCAAGAGTATCTTAATAACTTGGAACAAAATAAAATTGATGAACAAGAAGCTGCCAGAGAACAAATGGTAACTCTTAGACAAACAATCAATAGTATTGAGGAGATTCAAGGGTTTAAGATGGATAAAAGAACTAGAGATGATTTCTTTAATTATATGACACAGCCAAGTAAAAATGGTATGACTAGATTACAGGAAGATGCTCAAGACTATGATAAACAATTAGTGATGGCTTTTATGTATTATACAAACTTCAACTCTGAAGACTTACAAAGAAGAGCTACTACTAATGTTTCTGATAAACTCTCTAAAGCTTTGAAGAGCCAAAAGGATGCTAATATCCGCTCAGGTTCCTCAGGTAGTAAGAGAAATAGTAATATTGATGACTTTGATGATATTATTATTTAATATAACGTAAAAAACTTTAAAAAACAATAAATAAAATAAAATGGATGTTAATGTAAATTCCAGTAGCCTCCCTAGACTAATTGATGCTAGGGCAGTCTCAGGTGCACTTACTGACAGTAATAAACTAGATCAGTTATTGCTTCGCAAACCTTTCCAATTTGGACAGGTAGTGTCTTACCTTTTAGGTAAACAATATGGTCACTCTCTACAATGCTTAACTGAGGCTCTTGGTAGAATTGAAGAGAAAGAAATTGATAGCAATATCTATCAGTGGGATGTAGCTTATATGAATGATAGAACTATCAAGATTACTGCTGGACCTACTACTGTTGTTGCTAATGCAGGTCTTAACTGTACTCCTGTACAATTGACTTTGGAAGAGAAATGGTTCTCTGGTATTGATAAAGTAAGAACTGATACAGGTGCTCTTGTAAATATAATTGCTGATCCTATCCAAACTGGTAATGGTTGGTTATATACTTTCCAATTCTCTGATCCTGCTCAATACTTTGATCCTAATGATGTAACTGTAGGTGCTAAATTAAGTAGAGCTTATTCTCCAGTATCTGAGAACTCGGATAGAGGTGGATGGGTAGATTTTTTCTCACCTGCTAAATTTGAGAACTACTTTACTACTCACAGAATTGAGCATTCTATCTCTGCTGAGGCTATGAAACAAAAGATTGCCATAGAACTTACTAAATCTGATGGAAGTAAGACCTTCTCTTGGATTGAGAAAGCTAAGTGGGAAGCTATGGCACAACTCTTGAAGAGAGAGGAGATTGCACTTATGTATGGTACTATGTCTAAAGGTAATGTATTAGGACCTAATGGTAGACCAATTATTGAAGGAGCTGGACTTCGTCAGCAAATTTCTAACAGGAATAAGCAGACTTACAACAGACTTTCTTATGACATGTTACAAGATTACTTAATGAATCTATCTTGGATTGCCAATGGTCAATCTGGTGGTGACTTTAAGTTTGTAATGATGACTGGAAGGCAAGGTATGATTGAGTTTGATAGAGCCATTCAAGAGAAAGTAAGAAATCTCTCTATCAAAGTTTATGAAGGTGGACAGTTTGTATCTGGCACTGGAATGAATATGAGCTTTGGTTCTCAATTCAAAACTTGTATGTTCCCTAATGGTCTTGAGGTAACTGTAGTACATTGTCCTCTATATGATGATATTGTTCTTAACAGACAATTAGATCCTGCTACTGGATATCCTCTTGAGTCTTCTCGTTTTACTATCTTCAACATTGGTAACAATGCTAATGGTGCTAACCTTGTTAAGGTTACTTTAAAAGGTGCTCAAATGGGTTCAATTCAAATTGAAGGTATGACAGATATCAATGGTAATTACAAGCAAGGATTTGCTCCTTCTAGTTCTGCTCTTGATGGTGCTCAAATTCACATGATCAGAAGGTCTGGTATCTTACTTAAAGATCCTTTGTCTGCTGGTGAATTGATACCTGCTAAGATTGGTAAATTCGTCTAATTTTTCTCATGTTGTTGTAGGATAAGGGCAGAAAACTTTTTCTGTTCCTTATCTTATTCCAACATATATTTGCAACAACAAGAAATTTAAAAAAAACAATATGAAATACAGATTAAAAAGTTCTCCTAAAAGCTCATGGGGTTTTGTTAAGGGAGGTAAGAAATATACTCAGTTTGATAAAACTAAGTATAGGATAGTAGCATATAAAGATATGTCTAACAACTTTATTACAGGTTTATCTAAAGATGATGAGAAATACTTTGAGGAAAAGTTAGGTAAACCTATGGGTTACTTTTCTGCCAGAAGTAACTTTTGGTATGATAGTCCTATAGATTGCTTTGGTGAGATGCACCCAGGGTTTTGGTTTGATTATGAAGCTAACTTAGATAGTGATGGGAAAGATGAAGGTAAAATTATTGAGACAGGAGAAGCTGATATTGATGAGGTGTGGAATGACTTGAAGATTAAATTCTTAATGGTTAATCCTGCTGTAGCTTATAATAACTCTAACAATTCACAAGCTATGCTAGAATTATCTTCTCTTGCAGAAGTATCTAAGCAAAAGGTTGAGAATAGAAGACATAAAGCTGAAGCTTATGCTAAGTATCTTACCCTTACTCCAGAAGATAAGAGAAAGTACTTTACAGTTATTACTGGTAAATCATCTAGTAATTTGCTAGACAATGCTATTGATGAAAGACTTACAGATTATATTGAGGGTTCTCCTACACAAGCAAATACTCTAGTAGCACTTATTAATGATCCTTCTGTTGATGAAAAGTACAGATATAATCAACTGTATCTAGCAGGCAATCTGACTAAAGATACTAATGGTTACAAGTTTAATGGTATACAACTAGGCTTTACATTTGATGAGGTTTACAAGTTCTTAAAAGATAAGAAAAATCAGGAACTAAAGGATCTTGTTAGTAAAGCGTATGATAAAATGCTAACAGTGTAAAAATATGAATATTGTAGAATGGCATCAAGCATTTAAGGTACAACTAGCTACTCTTGATACTCAAGGAGGTATAAGGTTACAACCTGAGGTAGTTGATATATTCTTTAATAAAGCTATTAATAAGGTAATTATAGATCTTTATGATTCTTATGAAGAAACGCAAGGATTATCAGATGCATTATCTTCACAAATTCTTACAGTAAAGTGTTCTACACATCTTGTAGGAGGAAATGAATGGGAAATTGATTTCCCTTCTGATTATTATCATCACTTACAATCTAAAGCATTTCTTATAATTAATAATAATAATAATAATTTAAAACAAGTAAGAACAGTTAAACAATTACTTGATAATGAAACTAAAGTATTAAGTAATCCATTTGAAAGACCTGATGATACAGAAATTCCTCTTTTCTTTAAAAATAGTAAAATGTATGTGTATGTTCCTGATGATTATCCTTTACACGATTTTTATTTAACTTATCTTAAGAATCCTAAAAAAGTCTCGTATAAACAATATATAGCTACTAATACTCCTCCAATTAATCCTCCAGATAATACTTGGACTTCTGATATAGATGAATATTTACATGAAAGGATTATTAACTTAGCTGTTATATATGCACTTGAAACTTATGGTTCTGAAAGAACTGCTGCTAAGGTGCAAATTAAAGATGTCAATTAAAATAAATTTATAACTAAAAAACAAAAATTAAAAAATGGAACTTTTAAAAGTTTTCGTAGGTGATGGAACAGCCTCACCAGCTAGTGTAGCAGCAATGACTAAAGGAGATGTATTGCTCCTTAATGCTGTTGATTATACTCCTTATGCCTCAGGTAGTGGAGATGTTGTTGTTGCAGTTTGCACTGACAAAGGAGTAGAATATTCTTCTCCAATTAAAAAAACTAATGTTCTTTATGGAAATTATGTTACTTCAACATCTTATCTTCCTAAAATTGCTACTTTTACTATTAATGATAGTGATATTGTAGCTGGTGGAACATATTCTGTTGGTGTTCAAATTAAAGAAGATTTAAGGATGGGTACTTACAACAAGAATACAGAAGTTATTGCTTCTCACACTTGCCCATCTAGTGTTGCTGATACTCCTGCTACAGTAACATCAACTCTTGCTAAAGGATTTTCTGCTAATCCTCTTACCTCTGCAGGTTCTCCTTATCAACTTGTTAAAGTAGAAAGAACTGGTACTGGTACAATTACTGCTTTGGGTCAAACTTTAACAGTTGTTACAGGTGCAAGAGAAGTAACTGCTGGAGCTGCTGTAACTATTGCTGCAGGAGCAATTGTATCAATTGCAGGAGTTCTTTATCTTGTAGAAAAAGGAGTAACTTCTGGAACAATTTTTTCATTAGATACTGCTTATCAAGGTGCTTCTGCAACTGTAGCTTCTGGTACTACTTCTAGTACAGTAGGAACAGTTGCTACTGTAACTGCTGATACTTGGGCTTTTAAATTTACTGCTGTAGCACAATCTCAGAAAAACAGATATGATCAATTCAGAGTTGTAGAATTTGATGTAATTTATCCTAAAGGATGGATTGATTCAGCTATGGCTGTTACTCAAGCTACTCGTCAACCTGTAGGTTCTTATCGTCAAGTAAGAGACCTTGAAGAAAAAGCTTATACTAATGCTAATCCTTTGATTAACTACAGAGAGTTTCCATTTGAAGATTTTGTCCTTAATGCTGACCCAACTCAAAATTCTTATGCTTTGTTGACTCTTACTTATAATCTTACTTCAGGTTATAATTATATGCAATCTAATATGAAAGAGTTTCCACAAACTCTTGTAGTAGCTGCTCCAGTTGCATTAAATGCTTTATTTGATAATACTCCAGCTTCAGGTACTACATTTGCTAGTTTGTTTAACACTTGGTATGGTAGTACTTTGATTACTTCTAATCCTACTCCATAAAATATAACGGAGACTCACAGTTAGAGGGAAGAGAAATCTTCCCTCTTTCTTTTTATATACTTTCGTATAAAAACATATGTTACTATCTAAGATAATATATACCATTCAAGAACTTAGAAGCAAGTTCTCTCAATCAGATGATAACCCACTCTCTGATAGACAAGTACTATTTATCTTGAATTACTACAGATCTTTTCTTATTAGACAAGATATGGAGAAGGGTAGACCTTTATCTCCATTTATTATACAAGAGTTAACTTTAGATTTAGAGAAGGTAGATAAGGGTATAGGTTTTATTACTAAGGATATGATTCTTAGAACTAAGATTGAGATTCCTAAACCTATAGAAGGTCATATGCATGATTACTTAACTTATGTAGGTAGAGCAGATTTTGAGGATAGATGGACACAATTAGATTTACAGTCTCTTAAATCAGTAAGCTATACTAGACACGCAGGTAGGTTTCCTAGATGGTTTGCTAGGGAAAGTTTTATATATGTTAAGTTTCCTCCTACATGTACAATTAAGAAAGTATTAGTTAGAGGAGTA